GTGCACATGCTGCCTTAGCAATTGGCACGGCGGGACAAGTACTAACGGTTAACAGCGGGGCCACAGCTCCACAGTGGGTAAATGCCTCGAGTATTATTGGAGGTGCTGGTGGCTCTAATACTCAAGTCCAATACAATTCTAGCGGTTCATTGGCTGGTTCTGCCAATATGGTGTTTGATGGTTCTACCCTTACTACTCTTAATGCTGCATACACAGGCACACTCACAGGTGGTACAGGAATAGTTAATCTAGGCTCTGGACAGTTTTATAAAGATGCTAGTGGTAATGTAGGTATTGGTACTAGCAGTCCTAATTCTCCTGCTGGCTCAACACAAACAACATTACACATTAGCAACTCAACTACATCAACAAGTCCAGGAATTCACCTTACAAACGGGGATACTGGAACAACTGTCGGAGATGGAACATTACTATTTGTTGGCAATGCTGCAAGCACAGGAACAACATCATTTAATATTTATAACCAAGAGTCATCTCCAATTTGTTTATTTACAGCAACAACAGAACGGATGCGTATTGACTCTAGTGGCAATGTAGGTATTGGTACTAGTAGTCCTACTGGAAAACTTAACATTGCTCAAACAGGAACATCTGATTGGATTCATTTAACAAACACGGCTACAACAGGTGATGGCTCTCACACTTGTAATATTAGCTCATTTAAAGATGGTGTCGGTTTTAGCAATATAGCTTTTGATGCCTCTAAATATACTTTCAAGTTAATTGGCTTAACAGATGCAATGACGCTTGATGTTGGTGGTAATTTGTTGGTTGGTACAACAGCTCAATTTAATAATTGCAAAGTAGGAATTAGCGCAGATATTAGTTCTTTTAATATTTTTTCAATTAGAAACTCAGGTGGCGGAACAGGAACTTATGTTGGATTTTTAAATTCATCAAATTCTACTGTTGGTTCAATTAGCTATAACGGCTCATTAACCTTGTACAACACAACTTCTGATTACCGTTTAAAAAATGTGATTGGTGCTATAACCAACGCTGGCACAAGAATAGATGCTTTAGAGCCTATTGAATATGATTTAAAAACAGGTGGTCGTATTAACGGCTTCTTAGCCCACAAGTTTGCTGAAGTTTATCCCAATAGCGTTACTGGTGAAAAAGATGCTGTTGATGCTGAAGGCAAACCAGTTTATCAAGCTATGCAAGCATCTAGCGCAGAAGTAATGGCAGACTTAATTGCAGAAATTCAATCACTTCGTAAGCGTGTAGCACAACTAGAATCTAAATAAGGAATAAAAATGAACTTTACATGGAATGTAGTACAGATGGACAGATTAACTTCTGATGGCTTTGTAGTTACTGTTCATTACACAGTAAACGCAGTAGATGGTGACTATACAGCTTCTACATACGGCACAGTAAGCTACACACAAGAAGACAAGTCTTATAAACCTTACGCTGATTTGACACAAGCTGAAGTCATTGGCTGGGTACAGGAGTCACTTGGTCAAGATACAGTAGAGGCGAGTTTGACTGCACAGATTGAAGCACAAAAGAATCCTGTACAAGAAACAGGGCTTCCTTGGGCTACACCAACTGTAATAGCTGTTTAAAGTTTAGGCAAGCCACTAGCCTTTTTTAGTGGCATATTTAGGAGAAACATTATGGGACAAGATAAAAAGACCCCCGTAACAATCAATGATGTAGAGTATCAGTACGAAGACTTAACGCAAGAGCAGCAAGCTCTGTTCAATCATTGCATCGACCTCGATCGCAAGATTGGTAGCGCACAGTTTAACCTTGATCAGTTAAATGTCGGCAAAAATGCTTTCATCAAACTGCTCGAAGAGTCACTGGCCAAACCAGTAGAAAACGAAGTAGTACAATAACCTAACCCAGAACCAACTAATTATGGATTTACAAACTCTTATAAACACTGTTTTGCCACTTATTTGTGTGGCTATTGGTTGGTTCTGTAAAGAACTATGGAATGCCGTCCAAGAGCTCAAAGACGACGTATCTGAACTTAGAAACCATCTTGCTGATAACTATGTCCGCAAAGACGATTTTGCATCCCGCTGGGATGAAGTCCTCAAAGCCGTTCACCGCATTGAAGATAAGTTAGACTCGCTCCGTGAACGAAATAATTAAGCAACTCCTCACTGGCAAAGACAACGCAACCTACGACATTGGCCGTGTTACTTGGCTCATTAGTATGATTGCGGTAATTGCCCTAGCCTTTTATGAGGTGCTACACAACACCGTCAGCATCCGTGAGCTTGCTGAATCACTCGGCATTGTCTCAGCTGCGGGCGGTGCTAGTGTGGCAATGAAGTCAAAATCAGAACCAGAATAATGTTTCCCTTACCAATACTATTTTATGTCAAAGCTGGACTTCTTGTTGTACTCGTATGCGGCGCTGGCTATCTTGGCTACAGTTTGGAAGCTGCACGATTTGATCGCTATAAGGCGGACCAGATTGCCGCCACTCAAAAAGCGCAAGACAAACACCAAGAAGCCGCCGACCAAATAAGGAAAGAAAAAGATGCTCAAATTGCTTCTATCAACAACTCTCTCGCTGATGCTCTTAGCCAGCTGCGTGGCCGTTCCAGTCGCGCCCAAGGCGCCGCAAATGGACAGGCTGGAACTGGGCTGTCCCTTTCTGCCGAGGACGCTGGCTTTCTTGAGCGGGAGGCTGCCAGGGCAGACATCTTGCGAGCCGGACTCGCAGCCTGCTACGACCAGTACGACTCGCTAAATAAATAAAAACCCCAATTTGCATTAATATATGCAGAGTAAGGAGCACGAATGAAAAAGCTATTAGTAGTAGCCCTGTGGGTAGTTGGCGTATTTGCAGCCATCCACTTCACGGATAGGTACACACAGATTGAAGAGAACATCATGGCCATCGCCAAATCCACGCTAGACTTCATCACAAAAGAAGAAGGCGCCCGTAATAAGGCATACAAGGACTCTAAGGGCCTATGGACGATTGGCGTGGGGCACCTCATCAAGGCCGATGAGCAGCACCTTATCAATACCACACTGACAGACTCACAGGTCGAAGACCTGCTTAAGAGCGATTTAAGGTGGTGTAGTGAGGCCGTAGAGAGCTCGGTGCGGGTACCCCTACAGCAGAACCAATTTGACGCACTGTACAGCCTCTGCTTCAATATAGGTGAGACTAACTTTAAGAAATCCACAGTAGTAAAAAAGATTAACGACAATGACATGCAAGGTGCCGCAGAGGCCATTTTGATGTGGTCCAAACAGCCTGAGCTATTACCAAGAAGAAAACGTGAAAAAGCTCTGTTTTTAGGGGCGTAAATACTTAGTTTTTTGCATTAATATACATAGAACCCAATAAAAGGAATTACCATGGACGGCTTTAAAAAGATTGTAAAAATGAAAACTGGTGGCTTAGTAAAGACCCCAGTAACTGGCGACAAAAAAGCAGCCACACGACCAGCCTTTAAGGGCAGCGACGTGGCTAAGGAAAAAAGCAAGCCCGCTGGCCATAAGGACCCGTACATCAAGAGCAAAGATGTGCCCCCAGCAGAAGGCGTTCCAAGCGCAGCCATAAAGGGCCGTAACAAAAAAGCTAACGGTACCGTTAATAAGTTTAAGTGCGGTGGTAAGATTGTCAAGAAGGCCGACGGCGGCATTATGGACGCCATCGGTGGTGTAGGCACACAGCTTAAGAACAACGTCATGGGTACACCAGAGCAGAACCGTATTGCTCAGGCCCGCATGGATATGATTGCTCGCAAGAAGGCACAACAGGCCGCTATGCTCCAAGGTCAATCCCCTGTATCGGCATTACAGCAAGGCGCCGTAGCAGGGGCCACACCGGCACCAGCACCTACATCAGCACCTGACCTATCCCCAGCGCCAGCGCCAGCATTGCCAGCCCAGAAAAAAGGCGGCAAAGTAAAAAAGGATAAGTGCTAATATGCCAGTTAAATCGGAACAGCAAATGAAGGCCATGTACGCCGCTGCCGCTGGCAAATCAACCCTTGGCATCCCTAAGAAGGTTGGCAAGGAGTTTATTAAGGCAGGCCCTGCGTCAAACAAACTACCCAATAAAGTAACTAAGCGAGCAGCCGGAAGAGGGCGTTAATATGGCGTACAGTGGAACCACTGGAAATACTAGCATTAATGTTGATCAGCTGATCTCCTACGCGTTCCGTGACGCTGGTAAAACAGCGGAAGAGATGACGCCTGAACTTATTGGCGCCGCCAAGCAGGCATTGTTTTACAATCTTCAAAATCTATCTAACCTCGGTGTTAATCTTTGGTTGCTAGAGAACATGCTTGTTGGCGCCGTAACGGCCCAGCAACAGTTAGTCCTACCTAAGACAGTGATTGATGTACGAGAATCAAACTGGGTCTACATTATCAACCAGGCAGCCTCTGAGTACTTGCCTATTAGTAATCCAGATTCACCTGCAGTATTTGATCAAAACCTGTCCTTGGTTTCTACCTCCACAGTTGGTGCTAACTATTTTGGTCTTCAGTACCAATCAGCACAGCCTGTCTACTACGTTGGGTTTAATGGCTACGCAGTAGGTACTGGCACAACAACATATAACTTTGCCTATGAGACCAGCGAAGATGGAATCACTTGGACAACAGTAAAGCAACTACCGACTACAACACTCTCAGATAAAGAGTGGGCCTACTTTAACATCACCACAACACCAACGCACCTTTACTACAGGCTGCGTGAAACGGTTGCACCTACGTTCTCTATACGTCAAATCGTATTCTCTACGAGCCAGCAAGTCATTCCACTCGCCCGTTTAAATCGCGATGACTACTGGAATCTCCCAAATAAACAGTTCCCTAGCCAGCGCTCATTGCAGTATTGGTTTGATAGGACCATTGAGCCCTCGATGTACATCTGGCCAGTGCCCAATAACTCGTTTCAAATGTTTCAGTTAATTGTTGAGGTTCAAATGCAAGATGTAGGATCTTTGACAAATCAGATTTACGTACCTGACCGATGGATTAATTGTGTTCAAAAACAATTATCACATTCTATGTCTTTACAACTACCCGGTGTAGATT